CCAGCTTCTGCCAAAGAAGGTCCGAAGTGTGTAGGGTGTATCATGTAGTCTGCTATCATAGTTAATATACCTATGGTTATTGTTATAGTCATCTTATCGTCCTTTAGTAGCTTAGAGAAGCTTAATATTACGAAGGCTAATCCTGCAATGATTCCTGTCTTAGAAGCTGTCAATGCATGACCAACGGTTATTACTGTTAAATCACCTTGCACCATACATAATAAACATGCTGTCCAAGCTTCTCGGAATCTTTTTAGGAACAATTTGGACTTACTTGCTAACATCATCGTCATCCTTCTTTCTCATAGTAAGTTTAATAGCCATTGGTTTCTTAGTAGAAACTTCTTGCTCGATTTTCTCAGGGACTTTCTTGTAGCCATAAGCCATGAGGTTGTTAATGAGAGTTCCTTGAGTAGCAATAAGCTGTGCATAAGAGCCACTGCCAACACGTATACTGCCGTCATTTAAAGACTCCTCAATAGCTTGATATTTCTCAATCATCATCTCAATAGGGTCGAAGCCAAGTTCTTCAAGCTTCTTATAAGCCGCCATAGAGTTAATGTTTTTAGAGCCTTTAGGACGTCCACTTCCCGGCTTCCGTACTTTGTCTAGATTTTTATTTCCCGGATGATTTGCCATACTGTCTACCTCCTTTTAAGGTTCTGGGTTTTCCATATTGTTTACATAGTTTAAATTTCAAAATAAAATCATTAGAAAACAATTACTTAATAATATAGCAAATTAAGTCGTTGAAATGTAATGATTTTTATTCTATAAATAGTTCCAAATTGTGATTAAAACTCACAGCGATTATTGTCTTCTATACTTGGATAAAATCTTGCATCAGCTTCACGAGCTTCTCTCTCATTTATCTCTATAAGTTTGTCTGCGTATACTTCTGTAGTAAAGCCTATGCCGAATATTTTCGGGACGTTCACCAGTAATACTGCTATAACAACCCCATAACCGATTCCACGGACAACAGTTGGCAGAACAAGCTTCTTATGTTCTTCATCAATCATAATACAAGGCCTCCTTTTATTATAAAGGTTAACATACCTCCGATAATAGCACCCACAAATAGTTTCACAATCCAACCAATAATGCCGTCAAAAGACTTTAGCTTATTTCTAGCAATATCAAGGTGGATATTAATGTTATTAATTTCTTCTTCCATGTCACGCACAGTGTCTCTTAGCTTAAATAAGCGAGTCTCTATAGCGCTTTGTTCATCTCTCATCCTACGAATATCATCTTCATTTGACATCTTAAGACTCCTTTAATTAGTTTACAGAAGGGGTTGTCTCATAGATGAGCGAATATATTTAAAAACTTTCTTAAGAACATTTAGAAATAAGGACTTTTAAAGACCTCGAACTTATGTAATTAAAACACCAACAACAAGTATATCTGTTAAAGCTGTTAGCAAGATAGTTCATAGATATATTTAATACCCCTACCCCCATAATCCCCCTTCCCCAAGGAGTTCATATAATAAGGGGACCCCATTTATTTATAGCAAAAAAAAAAAATAATAAGTAACCCCTCACCTACCCCATCAACCATAAAGGTCAACAGAATAAGTGAGGGGATATCCTACTCACCCCCAATGGGATAAGCAGAACAATAATACTTTATTAGGGTTAGGGAGTTTAGACACTTCTTCCCAGTGTTCTTCTGCTACAATAACAACAGGGAACATTCCTTCTTCAACAAATCCGGTATGACGAAGTTGGTCATATCTATACATTGAGTAAGGCAAGTTGCCAATATTTCTTGTTAAATTAGCTACTCGTTGTTCTATAGGGTCTGTCACAACAAAGTTCTTGTTCATGTCAGGCCACAAATACCTAATTAGTTCTTCAGTAAAATCATCGACCCCATAGATAGCTATTAGGTCTAAGTCTTTAAAGTCTCTCTTGAATGCTTCTTTGGCACTCTTAGGAGTTGGTTTGAGCCTAATCTTATTAACCTTGTCAGAGGAGCCTTTTGGCCTACCCCTGCGTTCGACCTTTGATTTAGGTACTTCTACCTTAATCTCGGGTTCTATTATAGGTTCTTCTTTCTTCTCTACAACAATAGGAACCTCTTTAGGTTTCTTTGGTAGGGTTGGCTTCTTGACTTTAACAGGTTGTTTAGCTTTCTCTATTATTGCTAAATCAACTATTTCTATTATTTCTTTCTTAACATCATCCACCATCAAGGCTATCCCTTAAGTTATCATAACCACCCTCTAGCTTAAATATTTGAGGAACAGTACGAACATTCATCCGTTCTATTAATGTATACATCCACAAATCTTTGTTATGGGCATAATCCACATATACGTAAGGTAGTTCTTTACTATCTAATAGCTCTTTAGCTTTATCACACCAAGGGCAGTCGGGTCTTCCAACAACTAAATACATTATTCTTCCCCTTCGAGTGTCTCCAATGCATTAATAAAGCCTTCCGAGTAGAACTCGTATAGCATATCTTCAATACTACCTGACGCATCCATTTCATAACTTCCAATGAACTTGTCGAATAAGGCCTCTACAATTTCTTCTAATTCTGTTGGTACTTCTTTTACTTCATCAGTCATTTTCTATTCCTTATTTTTTCTTGACAGGTTTCTTTTTACGCATAGGCATTGTGCCTGTTAAGTCTTTATCTTCTTGTAACCATATTAGTCTAGTAATATCATTACGGTTCAGTCCAACGTCTTTTAACTCTCTGTCAGATAACATGTTTAGATGTTTAATAGCATCCCTGTGTTTTTGCCAAGTTTGTAAGTAATTGTAAAACCTGTATAACCAAAGGAATGGTTTACGTACAGTACTACAGACTACTCTCCTAGCTCTACTATTCAGTAATTTCTTTATCATTTTTTATTTCCATATATAAGTTTTCTAGTGCCGCCTCTAACAACCTGATAACATCATAGTCATCTTCCATTGTTGTAGACAGTTGTAGCTTGCTGTTGAGGACACCTATTAAGATGCCCTCTTCAAATTGTTCTTCTATAACATCTAAGGCTAATTCGCTAGCTTGTTGTATAGCTTCCTCATCTGTTATGCTTTTGTTTTTATTTATTATTTCAGTAAGATTCACTATTTGCGACATCGTAAACAGCTCCATTCTCTGCTATCTTCATTTCTTCATAAGGGGCAACAACACAACGATAGTGTTCCATAGCCGCACCACTTAACGCCCCCATCATCATTTCCATGTGTTTATAACGGGGTTTATTGTTACAACTATTCTTATAGTATCTTTGAATTAATTCAGCTATAGCATATTGTAACTCCCCACCATTTTGTGGTGAGAAGTCTTTTCCAATTAGGTGGTCAATAACGGTTCTATCTTCTTTAGTTATATAAGGCATTATATTGTCACTCCAAAGTATTGTAATGTTCTAATGGCTAGGAATACAAACCCCATGAATATAAAGAATTTGAGACCTACCCGAGCTAATGTTCCTAGTACAAGTCCTGATATCTCAGCCATAATTAATCCTCTTTAGTTAGAGCATCAGCAAGAGCCTTACCTAAAGCAGACGTCCTTGCCTTTAAAACTTCTGCCATGTAAATTAATCGGTCAGTTTCTTTTCTTGCATGATTTATCTCATTAATCATTGTCTTATTCTCATCTGTTAAATCATCAACGTTATATTCTGTGTCATCTATCATTATAGTTTTCATAATTTATCCTTACTTTTCAATTCGATAAGTATCAACTACCTTATCTATTATATTAAAATTTAGAGCCTCTTGTGGAGTTAACCATACATCAGTTGGCCCAAGCAAATGCTTTCTTATTTCTTTCTCACGTAAACCTGTGCACTCTTGATAGTGGTCTACCATCCATTCTGAAGTTTGTTCGAAAGATTTAATTCTACCGTATAACTCATGTTCTTTACCTGAAGACCCTGCCGCGTACTGATGAGACATTATCTGTGCTGTCCGGGAAGCAAACCTTTGTTCACCCGACATTAAAGTTAATATACCGCAGGAAGCGGCTAAACCAGAGGCCATAGTGTCTACGGGGACTTCTGAAGTTTGCATAGCATCTATCAGTGTTAAGCATGAATCTATTCTACCTCCGGGAGAGTTAATCATTAGTGTAATACGTTCAGGGCGTAGCTCTTCTTCCATTAAATTGTATTCAAAGATACTAGCCACAATAGGCATGATTGTTTCCATTTCGAACTTACAAGTTAGCATAAGAATACCATTCTCACGCAAGTAAGTCCCCGGTGGCATTAATACTGCAGGTTCAGGAAGCTTTTCCTGTTCTGCCTTCTTCTTCACCGGAGCCTTTTTCTTAACAGGTGTTTTCTTTACCGGTTTCTTCTTGTCAGCTCCATCAGCTAAATTCCAGATTAATTGTGCCATACTTTATTCCTTACTTAAGTTTTTCTTCGAATTCACGAAGACGTTTATATACTGATAATAATTCGATAATAGTAGACCATGATTTAAATAGATACATCATAGAACCTTCTACTTTACCAAAGGCACGTAATATTTGTTGCATTACTCCTAGTGTAATTGAACCAGAAACAATAGCAGGGGCTAGTACTATATAACCTACAAGTACGTTTGCTTGTAAGCAAGCCAAGCGTGCTACATTGAACCATGCATAACGTGCATAATTCGTATAGTGAATCTTACGAACATCATCAAAGACTTCGTTAAGGCTCTTTGGACGAATAGTTTCATCGTCTTCCGCTACAACTAATAACTTTCGATAAGCGGCTTCTTTAGCTTGTATATCATATTCAATACTAACTAGTCGAAGTATCTTACCCGCTATTAATAATACTATAGTAATTCCGGCTGACCAAACGATAGCAGAAGTTACTAAGCCATACTCCCAATCTCCAAAGAACGCAACAACTAATCCTGAAGACAATCCCATGAGTATTGGAAAGAAGGCTATTAAGACCATGATGCTTTCTACAAAAGAAACACCAAGACCTTCCATTATACGAGAGAACTTAACGGTGTCCTCTTGTACTCTTTGTGAAGCACCTTCAATGTGGCGTGCTTTATGAAACAGTTGGTGGTACTTATTAACCATACTAGTTCTCCAACGGAATAACCAGTGTGCTGTAAAGAACGAAACTGTTAGTGCAACAGCTATATAAATAGCCGCAATCTTAAAGAAAGTTAACAATTGACCATAGTACTGAGACATGGTAATGTCACCTTCGCCTTTAAGTGCTTGTTGTATCATATCGTAAAAACCACCAAACCACTCATTGATTTGGACATCTAACTGTACTTGATACCAAAGTGTTCCTATTATAAATACTGAACCCGCATAAGCCCATAAGAACCACTCTCTTGATTTAAAAAAGTCAAACATTATTTTGTCTCCTGTAGTTCCCTAAGTGGTACTAGATTTTCAAGCTTCCAAGTGACTCTCGCCCCTTTTTCAGCCTCACCTCTAGAACCCTTCATCCTAGGTTTTGCGCCCGCGTCTCTCATCCTTTTAGCTTCTTCAAGAGCTTTTGCAGTTTCTCTGTCGTAATCTATTTTATAAAGACGATGGCCTGTTTCTTTATCTTCCATCCACACTATTATATATTCACCTTCTATAATGTGGTGTTGATAATTTACTTCTAACGGAGGAGTCCTTTCAATAGGCGCACCTAAGTTATTATAGTAATAAATACCCGCTACCCCAAAGTATATTATTATAAGGGGAAGCGACATTAGTTTAATTATGCTAGATAGTTCTGACTTGTAACTAAAATAAGCAATTATTAAAGAGGTTATAAACCCCAGTATAAGTAGTATTATCATGGTACTCCTAATTCATACTTTGTTCTTATTTTTTGTTGAACCATTGTGTTCACATCTCTTATCTTTCCGTTGACGACATTAAAGCTTACAGCAGTCTTTTCCTGTTTAGGCCAATCCATGTAAACATTGTCTTCATATATTACCCTATAAGGTTGTATCTGAACAACTCTTATGTTTATTGGAAATAATTTTTCGTTAAACTGAGCAGAGAACATATGAACATTTATTACATATTCGCCGTCAGGTAAGTCTGTCAGGTTTACTACTTCATAGTTTCTCTTAACCACTTTGGTAATGCCGTTAACCGTGTAAGTGTCATTAGTTTTACCTAAGTCGTCTCTTGATAAAGTTACATATCCACTTTCTTTACTGGGATATCCTACAAGAGAATTTGGAGACTTAGCCCACAGGTCTACATCCCATTTGCTTTCGTCACCCCATCTAGCTTCAACCATAAGCTTTACGGGTGGGTCTACTAAACCTTTCTTTGCTATTGGATTTATAAGCAAGAAAGAGATAATGAACAAACAAGTAAAACCGACTAACATGTTGAATAATAAGTCAATAAATGCCAAGTTAGATGAATACTTTTTCATATTAACTCTCCAATACTACCAATTGGTATTTCATAATTATTGAAGAAACTAATCCAACTAAAGAAGTAAGTAATGCCGTACCCATGCCGGAAGCAAGAGTCTCAATAGCTTTCTTCATTGACTCGGTGTTTGAAGGGTCTAAGCCTTCGAATGTACTGTATAACACAACTAAGAAACCAGATAACGTACCAACCATACCTAATGATAAAACAGCATCAGACATAAACCATTGGTTGTCACTAGCTTCATTTACTTGAGAGTATGACTTATAAAGGTTCACTAGAGTAAACAAGAATAATATAGATAAGTTTACAATAGATATATAAGTAAAGTCGTTATTGTAAATGAAATCAATTGCGCCATAATAATACCCTGCATAAGAGGCTATCACCATTAAAACAAATACACTCCATATTTGCCAGAATCTAATCATAACTCGATACCTCTTTTAACTAATACTTTATAAGCACTTAGCATTTTTCCATGCCACATTTTGTTCAATAACTCAATTTGATTGTAAGGCTTTCCGGTCTTTTCAAATATCCTCAAGTAGTCGTCATCGTCAGTTATTACGAAAAACATTTCAGGGTCTCCGAAATAACCAATAGCCATTATTACTTGGTCAGATAGACCTCTTTCCTTAAAGAATAAGGTGTCTCTCATCCCTTGTCTTTGCCCAACCTCAAAAGCTAATTTAGAGTCTTCAACTGGGTCTGGTAAATATGCCGGGTGAAAACCAATTAAACCGTTAATCTCTACAACGTGAGCGCCTAGCATGGTTATAGCACAAGCAGACATGCAAGTGTTACCTTTTTCAACTAAACCTACTAGACCTAGTGTCTCCATGACCCAAGCAGAGTTTAATCCTTCATTCGCAATACCGCCCCCAGAATCAAAAGATACTGTTTTAAAACCAGTTTTTTCAGCGTAATCATAAAGTCTCTTTCCTGTTCCCTTAGTGAATTCTCCTTCGAATTTGATTATATTTTGACCGCTATCTAATTTAGCGCTAGTTAAAGTCTCTGCATTTGCTCCAATAGTAGTTAATGCAGTTATTGCTACTAATAAATATTTTAACATTTTATAACCCTTTCAGTTATCGTGAGTAGTTTATACACATACTCAGGTGTAAGAATTATAACTTATTTATAGTATTTCACAAGCCCCACCTGAACAAGCTAATGTTTGAGCGCCTTCAGTGTTGTCTTCTTGCTCAAAGTTTGGTAACAATGAGAAGTCAACTTCAGGGAATTCCGCAACAGCTTTAAGGAATTCTCCCTTAGAGATGTCTTGGTAAGGTGCCTGTTGATATGTATGCTCAGAATATGGTAAGAATGATACACCTGTGATGTAGTCAAAGTTCTCATATACCCATGCACCAACATTCATCCACTCCTCATCTTTAACATAAACAGTAACACTCACAGAATGTTCTGACCAATGCTTTTGGAATAGTTTCCAGTTCTCAAGTTGTTCAATAGCTGATTGTTCGTTAGCTAGTGTAGCACCTTCCGGTGACTTGATAGGGAAAGAAAAGACAGTTGTCTTGTTAGGGTTCATTGCATCTGGTTCGTTAGGAACTCCTTGGTCTTTAAGAAGGTCTGTTAACGGGTCATTGTTTGCTTGTCTTACTGTTCTAATGTAGTAAGGGCTAAAGCGTCCATGTATTCCTGATGATGAGTCCACCAACTGGCTAACAGTACCACTAGGCTTAATAGTAGTGATAGCGGTAGCGGGGTTGATATCAAGCTTTTCAGCATATTCAATATTAGTTTTAACCGACGCATCACGTAGCCTTTCTAGCATTGCTGGGTCAGGGTTTCTTAGTATCTTACAGTCTTGGATACCTGTTAAAGACACACCTAGTAAGCGCTCTTCTTCACAGTTCTTCTGCCATACTTTACGTACATATTTAAAGTCTGTTAGTGATGCTTGTAGTGTACCTAATATAGTAGCTAACTTAATCTTACGAGCTAAGTCTTCTTCTGTATCATCTACACGACATACAACTTCTGATAAGTTGCATAGCTGTCCGTCACGTAACTGAATCTCAGCACAAGGGTTTGTACCTTTAATTAATTCAGAATTACGACGATTCGGTGCTAATGCATGAGCGCCATATCTAGAGTAGATACCACGTTCACCTGAACCAGATTTCATTAGTGAAACCCATTCGTCCATGAATACAGCCATAGAAGGCTTGCTATCATAAGCGGCAGAGTTGTTAGCTAATGCTCTTTGTGCATCACGTTCCCACCATGCACCTGACTTACAGTCACGTACTTCAGGGTCTAATAGGTCTGATACTGAGATGAGTGCAGAGCGTCTAACGCCTCCAACGACTACAACTTCAGCAATCTTACATACTAGGTCGTGTACTTCGATAGGCCGCAACTTTCGACCACCGGCTTTATTAAATGTCACTGTGACAAAGTCAAATAATTCTATAAGCGGTCCCGGACCTGAAGCCCTACCACCCATAGTCTTTAGTCTAGCGCCTTCTGGACGTACTTTAGAATAATCCCATTCATGGATATTTCCTAAGTACAAGTCAGCGATTAGCTTACGTAAAGCTTTAGCCCAACCTTCTGCACTATCTTCAACAGTGATTACTCGGTCAGTCTTTACGAAGTTGTCGTTAATAATAGGAAGTTTGTTTACTTCTGCAGTCTCACAAGAGAAACCAACACCAGTACCAGACATCAAGATATATAGTATCTCGTCAAACACTCGTGGGTGGTTTACTTGTTTAAAGCTACAGTTGTAGCCACGGAAAGGGTTCTGTGCTAATGCATCTCCTGCACTCCACATTGCTCTCATTGATGGCATTACTTCTCTGTTTAATACAGCAGAGCGTAATTGTTTAAACTCGTCCTTAGTTAATACGTTATCGCTTATTTGGTTTTTCCAGAAACCAATCAGACGGTCTACAGTCTCCTCCCAAGTCTCACGACGGTTTTCACTGTCTAGATACCTTGAATAACGAGAAAGATGGATGAATGATTCGTATGCGTTCATTTAGTTATTCCTTATACTTGTGTTTTTAGTTCGATTATTTCTTCAATTAATGTTGAGACTGATTGTCGTCTATCTAAATCGACATTGAATTCCTCTAACGCATACTCTTCTAATTCTTCTTTTGACATATCTTGTAATTCTTCTTTAATCATGTCATCGTGGTCTCCATTAGACAATACTTCTACAGAACCACCTTGATGGTCTAAATCCCAATACTCTAACAAGAATTTCTTTTCAGCATCAGTGTATTTGGGCAAAGATTCTAAAAATACTTCTAAGTGACTTCTATTCTTTATAGCCAACTTTATAAATTCATCATAGTATCTTATAACTCTTTTTCTTATTGGTTTAACTTTCATTGATTCCATTAGTGGTAGTCCTTTTCGTTTTTATCTAACATCGTATTACACGCATAGTATAGTTGTATGTTGAGAGGGTCTGTAGGGTCTTCCTCATACTCCTCTATTATTCCTTTTAAAAAGTTTTGTATAGAAGGAGATAAAGGAGAAATATCTGCCTTACCCTCGTAAAGTAACTGTAGTATTACAGAAACATATATTAGTTCGTTGTCAGTCATGTTCATAATTACACCCTTTGGAATTGTGCCCCAGCATCGTTTGGGGTTTCTTCGTTGTACTCGTTTCCCTTAGAGAGTCTACCAGTTGGAAAGTTATAAAGCAATGTTCCTGATGGGCCTGTAAGACCAGTATAACGACATTTGAGGACTTTTGTTTTAATTGTGTTTCTTTCAACTTCATCGCTACTCCCAGAGTCTCTAGCAAAGGCGATAATGTCCATGCTGATTTGTTTGATTGAACCTGAACCACGGATATCATCCATGCTAGGCAATTTACCTTCTTCGAATGACCTTCCCTTGTTATCAGTCTTACGCAAGTGACTTATTAAGCCAATCCAAACGTTATACTTCTTCGCAAGACGCAATAAGTCATTCATTATCTTATCTATCGCTTCGTTTCCTGTAAGTCCTTCAGCACCTTCTGAAGCCAAGATTGTAATGTGGTCAACAAAGACATACTTAGCACCAGAAAGGCACATATACTCAAGGAAGTCCATAATAGAGCCGTCGCTAATACTACCTTGATGGTCCAGTACAAGTACCCTATCATCGCCGAAAAGCTTATCGTATCCAATTTTAAGTTCATCTAGCGGTATCTCCTCTGCCGCAGGGTTTCTGTTTAATGCCATGCCACTCATCTTACGAGCAGTCTCAGCGGGTGATTCTTCGAGTGATACAATACCTATCTTGTCTTCTGTTTCAGATAATAAGTGTACTGCTATCTCTCGTAGTAGTGTTGATTTACCAGAACCAGTACCAGATGTCCAGAGAGTAATCTCACCGGCTCTCATACCCTTTAGCTTTCCATTAAGTCCGGTCATGCTGTCAGGATAAGGCACTGACTCTAAGTCGTTATAGGTTTCTAGTTGTGTCCACAAGTCTTCTTTAGTAAGAATACCGGCGGGTGTGTAATCAGTAGCATCATATACAGACTTCAGAACCTTATCAGGGTCTTTAATCCACAAGTCTGATGCATCTTTCTCTGTTGACTTGGCTATCTTAACCTTATCATAACCGATGATACGAGCCGCTTCTTTCGTCGCTTCACGGCCAGCTTCATCACCATCAAACCATAAGATTACCTCATCGAAGTTTCTAATCCAGTCACGCTCTTCAACTAAGTCTTTTAGTGAAGAAGCAGAACGAACAGATACAACAGGATAGAATGTCTTGTAACGTTTAAACCATGCTGATTGTACAGCCATAGCGTCAAGCTCACCCTCTGTTATAACTAAGCGTTTACCGCCGTTGTATAGTTGTTGACCAAATAGACCACCACGTACCTTACCGATAGAGGTGAACTTCTTAGGTAGTTGTCTTACCTTGTAGCCTGATAATTCACTGTCAGTGAAGTAAGGATAGTAATGGCTATCAATAGTGCCATCTAAGTCGTAGCCTACTTTAACGCCGTAGTGTTCTGCTACTTGTTTAAATATGTTTCTTTCTTTGAATCCACGAGACTGATAGTCTTCGCTTACTTCTCTTAGACTTGGCCCCCAAGTATCCACCGCAGAGAAGCCATCGTCATTATTTGTAGTATTCATTATAACTTCGCCTTTTGGTGCTTGATGTGATGTTCTACATGAAAAGCAGAACGTTGAACCGTCTTCATAGATTTGCATTGGGTCTGAGCCACCGCAATCATTACACGGTTGGTCTTTCGTTACTATTCTACCCATTGTATCTCCTAATATTTCTTCATTAGTTCCTTGATATATTTACGAGTCTTCTCAGTAACCGCCTCTTTAGGAACAAACCTAATAGCGGCTATTTGTCTATTGTAGAAACGAGGGGTTATTTTATCTGATAAATATTCTGTCATTGATTCAGATACCATCTGACAATAAGCCTCTCCGTAATATAATCCACCTTTGGTTTTATAAACATCTACTATCTCAAACGTAAACTTATCGTGACCATACTTGGTTATATCTTTCTTTAAATGAGTTGAAGAACCTGTATAAGTCCTCCAAGTCATTTCTTTTCCGTAAGTCTTAGATTTCTTCTTACCGCCGTGAAAGAACTGTTTCTTACCCCAGTAGTATTGGTCTGTTACCGTATTGTGTATACAATATAGAAAACCGAAAGCTTTACTAGGGTTAAACTTAACCTTAGTTTTCCAGTGACCTATTTCAGACTTTAATAGCATCTTCGTATACTTTTTTGTCGATAGTGAAGTGGTCATTGATATGCCTCCAGATATGTAGTAGTTTGCCGTTTAACAGCATATAGTTAAAGCCTTCTTCTCCATAAGCATCGTGATACTCTATACATATTCTTTTAATTCGCTCATTTTTATTCTTTGCTCCTTCTAGAATAGCTTCAGCTTTCTTTGGACCTATACCGTATATACCGGGTATGTTATCAACAGAATCACCCATTAATAATTGTTTCCAGTAAAAGTAGTCAGCCCATTCTTTATCGATTTGATATATTACCTTAGTCCTTGGGTTATAGTGTGTTCCCGGAATACAGTCTAAATCTTTATCGATAGTAACTACACAATGTTGCATTTCTGCTTTAGTTGCTTCTAACGCCCATATACGGACCATATCATCTGCCTCACAATTGTCTGTAAGTATACAGCCATCGTAAGCCTCTATAGTCCAAGACTTCAAATCATCAAACCACTCCGGTTTATTAGATTTCGACTTCACACGACTAGTAGACTTTTTATATTCAGAATACAAGTCAATGCGATAGTTGTCAGGGCCACCCATAGCCATGACGTAGTCTTCGGTAAATAAGCTGTTAATTATGTCATTAAAAGTAGTATTAAATTTTTCCTTACTTTGTTCTAGATTATCTGAACCCCACATACTCATATACAGGAGAACATCACCATCTATTATAGCTAATGTCATTATAAAACCCTTTCATTAGGTCATAAGGGGACCCCATTTTAGTCCCTTGTTTTTATAGGAAAACTACCTTGGCCCCTGAGTATAAAACCTGGGGTTTTCATAGGACTGATTGCCTACGGTTAGCTTCTCTATTGCTGTTATTACATCGTTTAATTGCTGATGTTGTATTATCATTACTTGATGTTCTTGTGAGTGTTCATCCCATTGTCTAACCCATATTAATTCAGGGTCTACAATAACTTGGAGGTCTTCACAAAAGCCACTATTGTCGAGTGAAGTTACTATAGTACTTTCACCTTCTTTGTCAACTGTGAACATTAAATGTTTACCTTTCTTAAGTCATTGACCATTTCTCGGTAGTCTGCTATCTCACCTTTTAGGTCTTCTATTTCTTGAGCACACTTATCAAAGCCTTCATCATAGCCTTCTTCTGTGCCTTTGTCATAGCCTTCTGAGAAGCCAGAATCAAATCCTTCACCCCAGTGATACTCTTGGTCAGATTCGTCCATTTCATACTCAAAGCGAACTACTTTGTCTTCTAGCTCTCTAAGATGGTCTTGCATCTCACCACTAAGTGGCACTAAACCAAACTTAATGTTAGCATAGAATACATCAAACATTTTTGTTATTTCTTCATTCATACTACAGTCTCCTCTACTGTGATTCCGTTAGCTATATACCAGATACATTCAAATGGCTCAAAGTCTCTATCAGTTAAGAAGTCATAACCACCAAATTCATCATCATAGTATTCGTTTAAGAAGTCTTCGAACTCTCCTGAAGACCAACCGCAATTCCAAGGCACTAAGTCCTCACCACAGCCGTCCCAACAAGATTCCATTTCAAAGGTATTAAAGCAGTCTGTACAGAACTCTGTACCTCCGTCAAGCATATCTTGTAATGATTCTGCTTCTTCTTCACTCTCGATATAAATATTAAAATCACCTGTTCTCCAGATAATCTCTGTATTGACACCTCTTAAGTCGTTGTCTTTGTGTCGATACATTTCAACTTCGACAACAGTCTTCTTATTCTTATTAGACACGTTGTATGTCTTTCCTACTTCTATTATCATGTTAAAATCCTTTATAATACTTGTTGTAGATTATCTCTAACCCTCTAAGGTTAGGGTGATTGTGTATCCACATGCCTGTGTCTGGGTTAAATTGTTCTCTAAAGAACCTATCCATAACTTCATTTCCTGTTTCTTCTTCAGGGTTTATTTGTTTAGATAGTTCATCGAACTCAGAATCAGACATAATGGAGTCAGATTGATATTCGTAGGAAAAGGCCGCTACTGACAACCTAATCCTGTTTTGTATTTCTTTGCTAATCATTTAAGCACATAGAACTGGTTAGTTCCCATTACTGCTGTCCAGTTCTCGTCCCTATCACGAAGTATTTCAGACAAGTCCTTAATAGTTAACTCTCCCGCATAGTCATCATCTTCCCAATCAAAACGAGTTCTGAATGTTGCTTGATAACGAGTGTTAGTGCGGGGGTTGACAGGGTTCATAATCATAACACAATCCTGACGAGACACCCAACCACTATCATGCACCCACTGGTAATAATCGTTGTAGTCCATCATAAAAGAGTATTCTA